GGAGAAGTCTCTCCATATGGATCGTCTTCGGCTTCGTGCTTTTTACCTGGCTCGATGAACCACTTCTCAATCTTACCATTATTTATGACACATGCATAGCGCCAAGAACGCCATCCAAATCCTAGATTATCCTTACCTACGCTCATCTGCATTTCACGAGTGAAGTTAGCAGAACCATCTGGAATGAGCTTTACATTATTAATGTTCTGAGACTTACCCCATGCATTCATCACAAACGCATCATTTACAGAGATACAGTAGATCTCGTCAATACCAAGATTCTTGAACTCTTGATAGTTATCTTCGAAACCAGGAAGCTGATACGTAGAACACGTCGGAGTGAAAGCGCCGGGAAGAGAGAAGAGTACCACTCGCTTACCAGCAAAATAGTCAAAGCTAGTCTTTTCTTCCCATCGATAAGGATTAGGGCCATAGACCGAGTCGTCGCGAACTCGTGTCTTGAAAACTACACTCGGAACAACGGTTGGCGGCGTACTATAAAAACTATCATTGTCAGTGGTAATAAAACTCATACATTCTCCTCTTCAAGTGTTGGAGGGCTAGATGGGAATCGAACCCATCACAAACTGATTAAAAGTCAGTTGCCAGACCGCCTGGCCTCTAGCCCATAATAATGGCGACTCCGACGGGTTTCGATCCCGTTACCTCCCGCGTGACAGGCGGGTGTTCTCCCGATTGAACTACGGAGCCAATAAGTCATCCAACAAATTTGTCGTACGACTCTTTGTTCATTAATTTATCTAATTCAGAAGCGTCAGACAGTTTGATCTTAAAAAACCATGCCGTCGTCTCAGCTTCTGTGTTAACTACAGATGGATCATCTGTAAGAGCTTCATTGACTTCTACGATCTCACCAGATACCGGTGAATAGACATCAGACGCTGCCTTAACAGATTCGACTATTGCCGTATCACCACCAACGTTCACATTCTTTCCTACTGCAGGAAGCTCTACAAACACAATATCTCCTAGTGCGTGCTGAGCGTGATCTGTGATTCCGACAGTGCCGATATCTCCATCGACATCGATCCATTCATGATCTGTAGAATAATACGTAGTCATTTCTTCTCTCTAAATAATGGTGCGCCGAGAGGGACTTGAACCCCCAACCAGACTGTTATGAGCAGCCGGCTCTAACCAATTGAGCTATCAGCGCATTGGCACCACCTGAAGGACTCGAACCCTCAACCTCAGCGTTCGTAGCGCTACGCTCTATTCCAATTGAGCTAAGGTGGCACTAATTTAAGTAGGAATTGTAAAAACTTCCCATTTTATGTTGTTAGAATCAGGATTCAATCCATTTTGAGCTTGCATAAGACGGGAAGTCATCGCAAGAAAATTACCAAATAATACAGTCCCATCTTTGAATTCATATGGAATTAATTTAGTATCTCCGAACTCATCTACAACTCTATGTGCAATGATGTATGGTTCAAACGGTACATCGGCATCCATCATATTTACACTCCAAATTGGTAGGCGCACTGAGACTCGAACTCAGACCAAACCAGTAATCTGCTGGCTGAAAGGGATTATAAGACCCTTGGCATCACCTGATGTACGCCCATAATATATATTGTACTTAAATCCATTTAATAGACATGATATTTATATCACAATCCGGATGTCGCTGCTTCAAATATTCATAAACTGCAAAATCAGACTGTGCAGTCTTAAGATTAATGAGCGCGCTGCCCTGAATTTTCATACGACCCTGGCTCGAGCCCTTCTTGAAAGTGTAGTCCACCAGGAAATTGCGCTTGTCCATGTTTCCAGATTCCTTATATGAGCCCATTATAAATAGTCTGGAATTAATGTAAATGGGAAAAAAAATGACCTGCAAAGCTTTTTTATCACCGCTAGGATTTAAGTTCCAGATCAAGAAACTTCCGACATTCAACGAGTACGTTCAGTCGGTTCAGTTTCCTGGTGTCATGATGGGTGAGACCGAGGGTCTTCCTAACCCGTTTCAGAAGATTGTCATTCCTGGCGAGCATATGACATTCAGAAAGATATCGGCTACCTTTAAGATAGACGAGGACATGGACAATTACCGTGAGATCTTCGATTGGATTCAGGGTCTCGGTAAACCAGATAATTTCGATCAATACAGAATTTTGGCGCAACAACCGGCTGGTAGTGGAGAAGGTCCACAAGTCGATGCCACTCTGACCATGCTAGATAAGGACATGAGACCTAACCTAGACTTCTATTTTTATGACGTGTATCCTACCGAACTATCTGGCTTTAAGCTAGACTATACTCTGGATGACGTGCAATATATCACTGCCGATGTAGAATTCAGCTATAGAGAATATACTTACAAAAAGCTGTAATTAACTGTTTACAATAATAGTTTCTCGGATATAATAAGTTATAGCAACACAGTAATAGTATCTACTGTATAGGGATCTACATAATGACTATTGATGAAATTTTTGCAGAGTGGGATAAGGACTCCAAGATCGATCGAACTGAGCTTGGTCGAGAGTCGCTTGAAATTCCTAAACTCCATAACAAATACTACCGTATATATATTAATGAGAAAATGAAGCTGATCAAGCAGGAAGCAAACCTGAAACAGCTCATGGCTCATAGACACGACTTCTATTCCGGAAACATCGACAACGAGACTCTGAACGATCTCGGATGGCGCGAAGAATGGGAAAAGATCGGTCGTCGTACGATTCTCAAGGCAGATATTCCAAGATATCTCGAATCGGATGAGTTGATCGTAAATCAACAACTTAAGATAGCAGCACAAAAAGAAAAGGTGGGACTGCTCGATTCTATCATCAAATCACTAGTGAATAGAGGCTTTAACATAAAAGCCGCCATCGATTTTGCAAAATTTCAATCAGGAGCATAGCAGTTTTAATAAATAAACTTATAGGAGATTTACTTATGAGTTTATATCATTTTGTTTATAAAACTACATGTATAGTTAACAATAAATTTTATTATGGTGTGCATTCAACCGATAATTTAAATGATGGTTATTTGGGTTCAGGTAGTTTGTTAAGAAATGCAATAAAAAAATATGGGGAATCCAATTTTAAACGTGAAATTATAGCTCTTTTTGACACTCGCGAAGAAGCTTTATATATTGAAAGCACGATTATAAATGAAGAAACATTAAAAGATATTAACTGTTATAACCTATGTATAGGAGGTGGAGCTCCACCAATAAGATACGAAGCTTCCGGAAATGTTCTTCTTAAAGGTAATGATAGAACCAGCGCACAAAAACAAGCAGCAGAAGAACATTCTAAAAGAATGCAAGGTAGAACTCCGCATAATAAAGGAAAAAAAATAGATAATTATCTAGGACCAATTTGTCCAGTAATAATTGATGGTATACATTATTCTTCGCAATCTGAAGCTTCAAAAGTACATGGTGGAGCTTTATCTGCACTACGCAAAAAATATAATACAAATGAATTTATAACTATTAGTGGAAGATTGAAACCAAAAAATATAGAATATAAAAGAAAAAGAAAGCCGCATAGTGAAGAAACAAAATTAAAAATACGAAATTCACTGAAAGCTCGCTTTCAGTCAGGAGCATAATGAGTGAAACTGTAACTATAGAGAGATATGACGACGTCTACGTCAAAGTAAAATGTGAAGCCGGAACAGCTTACGAGTTGTCAGAACATTTTACGTTCTCAGTGCCCGGAGCCAAATTTTCTCCGGCCTATAGAAACAGAGTCTGGGACGGAAAGATTCGTCTCTATAATGTCATGACTGGCCTGATATATGCAGGTCTTGTTCCGTACATAGAACACTTTGCCCGTGAGAGAGACTATGATATCGATTACCTGAGTGACTTTACTCAGGAAGAGTTCTCGCTCAAAGAAGCAAAAGACTTTACCAAGACCATCGGTCTACCAGAGCAGTATGAAGTCAGAGACTATCAGCTAGAAGCTTTTACTCATGCAGTACGAAATCGTAGAGCTCTGCTCCTTTCACCTACCGCCTCCGGTAAGTCTCTTATCATCTATCTATTAGCGAGATATTATAATGCTAGAACTCTGGTTATTGTGCCGACTACTTCTCTGGTTAGTCAATTGGCTTCTGATTTTTCTGACTATGGGTATGGGGATTCTGGCAGAATTCACAGTATCACTGCAGGAAAAAGTAAAGAGTCGGATCTCGACTTCACGATCTCTACTTGGCAATCGATCTACAAGATGCCTAAGAAATATTTCGAACAGTTTGACGTGGTTATAGGAGACGAGGCGCACTTATTCAAAGCCAAATCTCTTGTCTCTATCATGTCAAAGCTTGAAAAGTGTAAGTATCGATTCGGCTTTACTGGTACACTCGATGGAAGTCAGACTAACAAGCTAGTACTCGAGGGACTGTTTGGAGCCGTCAAAAGAGTGACTACGACAGCAGATCTTATCGATCAAAAGCACCTTGCAGAATTCAAGATCAAGGCCATCGTTCTTTCATATGACGACGTCACTCGTAAGATGGTCAGTAAGATGGACTATCAGACAGAAATTGACTGGATAGTTCGTAATCAAGCTCGAAATCGTTTCATCAAGAATCTGGCTTTGTCTTTGACTGGCAATAGCCTTTTACTTTTTCAATATGTCGAGAAACACGGAGATGTTCTCTATGACATGATCAAGAAAGCTGCCGATGGTAGAAACGTATACTACGTAGCAGGAAAGACTGAAACAGAAGATCGCGAGAGAATCAGAAAGATCATCGAGACCGAGAAGGATGCCATCATCGTGGCATCTACTGGCGTTTTCTCTACAGGGATAAATATCAAGAATCTTCATAATATCATCTTTACTTCTCCAAGTAAGTCACGAATCAAGAACCTACAGTCTATCGGTCGTGTACTAAGAAAGAGTGAGTCAAAGGATTCGGCTACACTCTATGACATAGCAGATGATCTTTCCCACAAGTCGAAGCAGAACTATACGATTCAGCACTTCAAGGAACGTGTGAAGATCTACACAGAAGAACAGTTTCCATTCAAAATATATTCGGTAACGTTAAAGACATGAACATGATAGACGAAGTCATACTCGTAAAGACGATAACACACGATCACTTCATCGGTGTGTTGAAAGCAGAGGACGAAGACGGCCTTCGCTTAGAAAATCCCATGAGACTAGAAATAATGTATAAAGAAACTAGTCCGAATAGACCAGACGTTGTAGTCTTGCCATGGGACGAGCTCTCTAAAATGAATGACGTCTATCTTGAAAAGTTTCATGTTCTATATTATACTCTACCAAAAGATGATATCATAGAATTCTACAATAAACAAGTAAAGAAGAAGATCAATACTGATGTACAACCAGAAATAGATATTGATAGAAACGTAATCTCCGCTATGCTTGAAAAAATGGCGTCAAATACTAGTGTACATTAATTCTAAACTACTGTATAATGAATAAAATGAGTATAAAGAGTGAATTATGAATGATAAACCTGTAAAGAAGAAACCAGAACACTACGTCAACAACAAAGAATTCTACGCAGCGATGGTAGAATACAAGAAAATGTGTGTCGCGGCCGAAGAAGCTGGTAAGCAACAGCCGCGAATTCCCAATTATATTGGAATGTGTATCTATAAGATTGCCACTAGACTCTCTAATCGACCGAACTTTATTAACTACTCTTATAAAGACGAGATGATTTCGG